AGGGTTTTGTCATTTATTGAAGATCACATAGACTCTGTGGGATTTCCTCCAACAAGATTAGAGATAGCAAAGGGTTTAGGTTTTGCTTCTAGCAATTCATCTCAATGTCATTTAATGACACTGCAAGAAAAGGGTGTTATTTCTGTATCTCCAAAGGTTTCTAGGGGAATTAGATTAACTAACTAGGATTTAGCTATGTACGAAGAGACTAAAAACAGACCAGAGCATACAGTTGAGTACCGTTCTATTGATTACTACTCAATGTGCGAGAAGTCCAAGCGTCAGATTAGGGATATGCAAAAGATGGGTATGCCTACTAGACACGATCCCAAGTCTACGCCCGAAGAAACTGAGCAGGGTCATATGGGCGGCTACTCAATTATGATGTTTGGTAAATAATTGCACTTTAATTTTTGCCGCCCGATCAGTAGGTCCGGCCTTGGCTGTGTCCGGAATTAATTTAGCCTGTGCTTAGGCATTAACGCGCTGGCGGCAATGGTTTAATCTTGGCGTAAAGGCTAAAGACAGCTATTTTAAAAAGGAGTTGAGATGGGATCAATGAAAGGTGATGAGTACGAAGAGTATTGGATTGAAGGCGTTTGGGATGAAACTGGCGCTTATCTTCATGGGATAGCAGATGACTCCGCTATTCCTTCAGATAAAATAGATAGCCACCCAGAATTGTACGAACAAATACTTCAAAGGCGGGCATTGCAACAGATAGCCTTACAATTAAGCAAGTTAAATCACTTTTTAAATACTCAGCTTAATAATTAATATGAATGAACCAGCAGAACAGAGCCATTACGAAAAGAGGAAAGCTGAACTCAAGGCAAATAAGGGTGGCAGACCCTCAAAAAAAGAGTTGGCGGCTAAAAAACGCGGGGGAAGAGGTAAGGTAGGCAGGCCAAAGGGTGATGCGTCAATCATGGAAGATTATCGCAGTAGGATGCTAGCATCACCTAAGTCTAAGAAGGTTCTGGATACTATCTTTGCGGCGGCTTTGGATGACGAACACAAAGGTCAGACTGCGGCATGGAAGCTAGTTATGGATCGTGTAGCGCCTGTTGCTGGATTTGAAAAGCAAATTGTACAGAATGGTGGACGTAGCGCTATACAGATAAATATTACGGGTGTATCTACAGCAGAAGTAGAAGATAAGTCTACGCCAACTATAAATACTAGCACTATTGACGGAAATACTGGTGAGATACTTCAAGATTGAAGAGTTTGACTGTCAAGAGACAGGAAATAACCAGATGAATGAGGATTTCCTCAATATTCTTGATGAACTCAGAGATAGATGCAGCTTTCCTTTTAAGATTACTTCTGGATACAGAGATCCAACCCATCCTTTAGAATTAAAAAAAGAAAAACCTGGCACTCACTCACAAGGTATTGCAGCTGATATAAGAATCATGAACGGGAGTCAGGCTTATACCTTACTATCTACTGCTTTTAATATGGGATTTGGTGGTATTGGTATAGCAAAAACGTTTATTCATGTAGATATCCGAAATACTACACCCGTAGTATGGACTTACTAAGCGAAACTAGGAGTTACCTATGAAATGGTTAGCATTTTTTGTATTTTTCTTTGCAATGTTTGCATCTGCACAGACAGTTATCTATTACGAAGATGGCACGGCGTACACGCTTAAGGATAATGAGCATGTATATGTTAGTCAGGCTCGTAAAATGTACCAGAAAAAAGATTATACAAATGGAAATGTGTATTTTACGCACAGAAAGCCAAACGACCAGGTAGATCCTGAGGCAAGTCCTACAGATGGCATGGAACCTGGAAGTCCTGAGTGGTGTGATGCGTATGTTCCATATCAATATGGATACACATTTGATGACCAGTTGTATGAAAGAGGGTGTTAAGTGACACCTGACCGCTTAAATGCATGGAGAGTTATACCAAGACTTTTAATGCTGGCAATGTTGATAATGACTTATCGCGTTGTTGAGTGGTTTATGTCTTTGCCTGATCCTAATCCTGAGCAAGCCGCACTAGTTTCGGTCATGACTGGTGCGCTTACTGGTGCATTTGGTCTATTTTTGGGCAAAAAAGAATGACAGCGCTTGATGTAGAGCTATTGCCTTGGCAACAAGAAGTATATTCGGATGCTTCTAGGTTTAAGGTTGTAGCCGCAGGCAGGCGTACAGGTAAATCTCGATTAGCCGCATGGCTATTAATCATAAATGGGCTACAGGCTGACAAGGGTCATGTGTTTTATGTAGCTCCAACACAGGGTCAGGCTAGAGATATTCTTTGGCAAACCCTTATGGAGCTAGGGCATCCTGTTATTGCTGGCTCACATATTAATAATCTTCAGATTAAACTGGTAAATGGCGCAACTATTAGCCTTAAAGGTGCTGATAGACCAGAAACCATGCGTGGTGTATCCCTTAAATACCTGGTTATGGACGAATATGCCGACATGAAGCCAGAGGTATGGGAGCAAATCCTTAGGCCAGCACTGGCTGACCAGAAGGGTGAGGCATTATTTATTGGTACGCCTATGGGTCGTAACCATTTTTATGAATTGTACAAATATGCTGAGCTAGGAGATGACGAAACCTATAAGGCTTGGCACTTTACTAGTTACGATAACCCCATAATTGATCCTAAAGAGATTGACGTTGCTAAGAAGTCAATGTCATCGTATGCTTTTCGGCAAGAGTTTATGGCTTCATTTGAAGCTAGAGGCTCTGAAATGTTTAAAGAAGAGTGGGTTAAGTTTGGAAATGCCCCAGAAGATGGGGAATACTACATATCTATTGACTTAGCCGGCTTTGAAGATGTAAACAAAAAGCGAACCAAGAACAAAAGGCTGGATGAAACAGCTATTGTTGTAGCCAAGGTAAGTCCTGATGGCTGGTTTGTTGAAAATATTATATATGGCAGATGGACATTAGACGAAACTGCCATGAAGATATTTCAGGCTGTGCGTGATTACCGCCCTGTTAGCGTAGGAATTGAAAGAGGAATTGCAAAGCAGGCTGTAATGTCGCCATTGAGTGACCTAATGAAACGCTATGGTACGTTTTTTAGGGTAGAAGAATTAACTCATGGCAACAAAAAGAAAACTGATCGTGTCATGTGGGCGCTCCAAGGGAGGTTTGAAAACGGACACATCCTATTAAACCAGGGCGAATGGAATAGTAGGTTTCTGGATCAGTTGTTTCAGTTCCCAGATACCCTTACACATGATGACTTGGTTGATGCTTTAGCGTATATAGACCAGTTAGCACAGGTAGCCTATAGCTACGAATACGAAATTGATGACCACGAAATCCTAGATGTAGTGGCAGGATACTAAGATGGCAGAAGAATACACCTTAGACCCTTTGTTGGCTCAAGAAAGCATTGAAGCATGGGTAATGCACAAATGTGAAAGTTGGCGCGATTACTATGAGTCAAACTATGAAGAGGACTTTGATGAATACTACAGATTGTGGCGTGGTCAATGGGATCCTGCGGATTCTCAAAGAGCTTCTGAAAGGTCTAGAATTATATCCCCAGCGTTACAGCAGGCTGTGGAGTCGAATGTTGCGGAGTTAGAAGAAGCAACATTTGGTCGTGGCAAGTTTTTTGATATTTCTGATGACCTCATAGATCAAGACCCTACTGATATGCTTTTTCTCAGGAAGAAGCTAGATGAGGATTTTGAAGCCTGCAAGATTCGCAAGTCTGTTGCAGAGTGTTTGATTAACTCAGCAGTATATGGCACTGGGATTGGCGAGGTTGTATTGGAAGAGATAAAGGAAATGGCTCCTGCATCTCAGCCAATGATGGGTGGTGAGTTAAGAGCTGTAGGCGTAACAATTAGAGACAGGGTGGCAGTAAAGCTAAAGCCTATCCTTCCGCAAAACTTTTTGATAGATCCTGTTGCTACATCAGTTGAAGATGCATATGGCGTAGCTATCGATGAGTTTGTTAGCAAGCACAGTGTTGAGTTACTTCAAGAGCAAGGCATATATCGTGAAGGCGTGATTGAAAGTGCAGCGGCTAATACTAACCTAGAACCAGATCAAGATCTTGCAATTTACAATGACGATAAAGTAAGGCTGACTAAATA